CTGTGCCGCTTCTTCCTGCGTTCACAAAGTGAGGGTTTGCCGTTAGAAATTCACCGACCATCTCATTGACAGTCAGCAGTTCACCTTTGTCATTATAGCGGGGTGTTCCGTTGTTGTCTAATACCTCTACAGTGCCATCTTCTCCAAGCCTAGTCTGGCTTTTAAGGAGGGACGATACCTGCTCAGGGCTTACTGCATTGTTGTTGCTTGCCGCACCAAGAATAGCCCCATCAACTAGGGTCTGCTGTAGCTTGCTCTTGTATGCGTTAATTTCGCTGTCTTTCTTTTCAACGGTCTGCTTGAGGATAGTCTCAAACTCTCCGCGTTCCTTCATCTTGTCTTGCTCGTTCTGTTCCTTCTGGCTTAACAGTTGGCGGGCTTCATCAAGGTCAATGCCTGATAGCTGCTTTTCATACTTGCGCTGCTCTCTAGCTAGGCGCTGGGCAACTGCTTTATCCATGTCAGCCTGTGTAAAGGTCTTGGCTTCTGCTGGGGTTTCTACAACTGTTTCTTCTGATTGGTTATCCACGATTTCTTCGCTCATGTAACGATGCCTCAAATTGAGTTTGGTGAACCCCGATTTTAGCATATAAACATTTCTGCTCAAATATTATCTAAAGTGTTTACATTAAGGTTAATATAGTATTTAATGCACCTACATTCAAAAAACAACAAGGGTTACAAAAATGGCTAAAGCGACTCACAACGGTACTTGTCAGGCTTGCGGTAGAAAGCAAGCTGTAAATGTTAAGACTGGTTTACTGGCTAAACATGGTTATGTAGTAGATTGGGGATTCCATGGCGTTTGTTCAGGCGCGGGCAAGCGACCTGCTGAGAATGACCTTACGCACATGGTTGAAGTACAGATAAATCTAGATATAAAGGCAACTCACCTTGAGACCAGAAAGCCTGAAGATATAAACACTTTATTACTTCCCACTAAAGCAGATCGTTTCGGAACTAAAAAATGGTTCACTGAAGAAAACTACTACGATGCCAGAACCTACAATAGAACTTGGGCGCAACTGCAAGAAGGCGAGCGCGTAAATGGCGAGTACAAAGCGAAAAACATACGCGACCACGTTGCTTACCTAACAAGAATAGTAGCCCCAGTAAAAGGCAAAGAATTAACCACAAGATAAACCAACCGCCCCCGAAAGGGGGCTACCCTTGGAGGGAATATGAATACTTTAAAACCAGCACCGCAGACGCTAGACCAAGCCAACGAAACATACTGTGACGATAATCACTTGGATAGCTTCGAGATGCTAACTCAGCGCGAATACGACGAAGTGCTTAGGCAAGAGAAAGCCAAAGGCTTGATTATATTTGAGGGCGATTATGTAACGCTGACAGGCGAACCAGAATGGCTCGAAGTTGTTGAGATTGTTATTGTGGATGGCAACCGCGCCAACAATATGCTCAAGCTCTCAGACGGCTATGTAGTGCCAGCACCTGTTGAGCGATACGTTGACGAAGTGATTTCCAAGAAAGAGTTTATAGCCCTATCCTAATTGCAGCAGTGTACCCTTTAGCCCAGCTTATTTAGTGGGCTTTTTTTTCTTCTTCTTTTTCTTACCTGTAGCGTATGCCATTACTCGTCCTCAATCTCTTCATCAGTTAATTCATTTACGCGCAAGGAAGCAGCTTCGTAAAGCCAGATAAAGTTTTCCTTGTCTTCTTCATCAGCTTCTTCATAAAGCGCGTCTAGCTGCTCTATGATGTCTTCTGGATAGTCTTCAAGCTGTACAAGTGCCAGCCCTAGTTCTAGTTCTTTTGCCATTAAATATACTCTCCTGTTTCAAAATTAAAGCCGTCATAGACTGTTAGGTTGCCGTTCGATTCGGCTATAGCGTCAAGCAAGCCTGCAATGTCTTTATCAACTAAATCTTTCCTTCCCATATTATGCAACGCAAAGTTTTCTGCCCACCATTCTTGCGGGTTAGCCTGCGAGTATTGAGTTGGAAAGAAAGGTTTATCTTTAAATTTACCATCTAACCAAACTTCTATGGGCGGTCTTCTCATCTTGTTTCGTGTTACAAAATACTGCTGGTGTACGTTATGACCGAACTCATGGAATATAGTAGATTTACCCAAGTCTGCATCTGAATCAAAGTAACCGCCAGATGCCCACGGCCTGTCTGCCTTATTGCCGCCCCTTACATAAGTGCTGGCTACCTTTGGCTCTGCATTCCTTCTGGCCGCCTTGAGTGCTTTCTCACTCTTGGCAATAGACTTAAAAGTTTTGTCATAAGCGGCCTTTTCTGCTTTGTACCTTGCCAAAAGCTCAGGCGTATAGTTAAGGCCGGCTTCTACCATTTCCTCTCTAACGGCTAAATAGGGTATCACCTGCTCATCTAGCTTAGCTCGCAAAGTTTTTGTCTTCGCTGCAAGGTCATTCACTGCCCCGTCTAGCGCCTCTTGGCTTGTGTAAGCCTTCTTTCCGTAACCATTATATATGTCTTTGTTTAGACCAAGTACGCCATCACCCATGTCTGCAACTGTGTTCTTTCCCTTTGCGGGGACTACTGTTCTAATCCTTGGAACGCCATACTTAGCCGCCAGCTTATCAGTCTCTAGCAGGGTTGGCTCCACAAGCGACAAAGCCTCATCTGAAAAGCCTGCCAGTTGGTTCTCGCTAAACTGCTTTGCATTGAACTCATCGCGAGTTAGCTTGCTTCTTCTGGTGTGTCCATGGTCAAACCTTGCAGCAAAAGTTCCGTCTTTATTAACTGGGTAGCCTGTCTTGCTTCTCTGGCCTGCATCTTCGGAGCCTTTAAGATTAGACGCTTCTGTGCGCTCGTCATAGCTCTTCTTAAGCTCTTTCTTCTTTTGAAGTGGTGGCAGTAATAGAGGTACAGAAGGGACGGCTACAGGCTCCTCTGTGGCTTCAGGCTGCGACACAATATCCTCTTCGTCGAATACTGGTCTCCAGTGGTGTCGGCAGTTGTAACCACCGCGCACTATAAAGGGGTCGCCAGATGATTTACCTTTCCAGCTTCCCGCCCATGTTGATTCTATCTCGTCCTCATCGAACACTTGGTTGGCGTGTTCCACGCAGAACGGTCTGCTGTCCCTGATAACATCGCCATAGTATTTCCACTTGGTCGCGCCGCTTGCCTTACCGATAGCAGTGTTAATGCTTGCATCAAACTGCATCAGGCTGTCCTGTGCCATCTGGGTGCTGTAGCGCCTAAGGTTATTGCCTGCCCTGTCTCTGGCGAACTTGGTGCGTAACTGCTCGGCTGCTTCCTTGGCTGCCGCAGGTGAACCGCTGTTCACTATATCAACAAGGCGCTGGGCTTCCACATCATCGCTCTGGATATATACGCCATTGATTGTCTGGCGTAGGTTCTTCACTGTGTCATTGAAGCTACGGCCTGTCAGGGTTGACTGATAGACCTCATTGGCTAAGACATCAAGGTATTCATTAGCAACTGATTCAAAGCCTTGGAATGATAGTCTCTGCAACTGGTTCACAACGGTGCTGTCTAGCTTGGTGAAGTCGCCATACGTTGAGAGCATATCTTGCGCCTCATTAGCAACCGCACCATATCCCCGCACAATGTCGTCAACCTGAGATAAGTAAGCCTCGTCCATCGCCTCCTTGATAGCTGGTCTGGCATTGATAGCCCACTCAGTGTCAAAGAGATTGCCACCCTGTAGCGGAGCGTCAGCCATAACATCGGCTACGCGCTCCTCTAAGGTCACTAGGGCATCAGCTAGACGTTGCTGGTGTGTATCAGCCAGCGTGTCTAGAATCTCATCATAAGCGTTATCTGTAGGCATTATTCAGCCTCGTCGTTAAACTGCCCCAATACCTGCGAACCTTGTTCAATCTCTAAATGCGATTTGGCTAGGTTCTCATCATCTAATACTAGGTCGGCAATCTGCTTGTCTATCTCTTGCGCTAGGGTTACAGACTTAACGCCAGATGCGCGCATAGACTGAAGGAATACCAGCTCTTTGTCCATATCCCGAATATCAAACGAATCAGGATAGAAGATTTCAACGTCAGGGGTTAGCTCCTGCCAATCACACCAAAGGTTCCAGATTTGCTCTTCAGCCAGTTCAAGAATGTCAGCTTTCTCAGCCAACTTTGCGTTAAGCATCTGGAACTCTGTCTGCATTGCTACGCCAGACTGCGTGATAGCCTCTGTGCCGCGAACCGCACCCATGTGAGACATACGATTAATGTATTCAATCTTGTCGTTGATAGCGGCTCTTACGCTGTCTAGATTCGAACCGTTAGGCTGTAGCATATAAGGCTTCATTGCCGCGTCCATATCGTCAGGCATATTGATAACCGAACCTGCACCTGCACTAGCGTCTGTCTCGTATGACTTAACTAGGGTGGGGTGATTGCTTATACGGATAAGCTGCTCAACCTCTGACAACTCCTGATAGATAGCCCGCTGCATATAGGCAACGTCTGACAGGTCACTAATGCCAATGCCGCGCACTACTGAACGCTGTGCAGGTAGGAACACCGCAGGGATTCGCCCTAGCGCGTTCTCTTCTGTGCTTATGTGGGTGTCCTGCTCGTTGATACTCTTAAACAGCTTCACATCGCTCTTCGTCCAGATGCGGTAATAAACCACCTTTTCAGTGTCGCTGATTTCCTCGATAGACTCGCGCACCTTCAGGTAACAAAGCTCGTAACGGCCAGACGGCATCCGCTCATATTCCCAGTCAAATACATTCTCAGGGGTGAACATATTTACATAAGGTCTAATGTCCTGTCCTAGCTCTTCAGCCTTAGTGCGGGCGTTAGATGCTGGCTTATCGACCATAATCCAGACGTTACCGTATACGCTCGCCCAGATGTTAGCCTCTCGCATAAACGCATTAAAGCTGCGCCCATCAAGGTCAGCATCCTTGAGGAATGGTTCAAGGGCATAGTTACCCGCTGCACTGTTGAAGCTGCGCACTGGGGCTTGTCGCCATAAGAAGCTGCTGTAGATGTGGACAATGTTCTTGCTGTGGTTGTCCATTGGGGTCAGGTCGAGTCGTCGATTGTATTCGTCCTTGTCCTCATTGATGTAGCGCGTCAGGTAGGAACCATCACGATAGTCTTCGCCACCCATGTAGCTGCGCAGGTAGAACTCCCAGCGGTATTTATTGTGGTCATATTGCGGGTGCGTGTATTCTAAATTCTTACTCATTAACTCCACCTTTGTGGTTGGGGTACTATGCGGTCTGTTCTAACTGGGAATAGGTATTCTACCAGATAGCCAAGAGCGTCATTCATGTGGTCAAAGCCATCCTTATTAGGAACGCTAGTGCCTTCTTTGTAGGTCTGGCGCTCTAAGGATTCTATTGTCTGTTTACACTTAGGGTCTATCAACAAGTTCCGCTGCCCATCACTGGAAAGCAATCTGGAATTGACCGCGTTTATTCTATCCCTAACCAGTGCGTGTCTGGTTTTTGCTTTAACCTCAAAACCTGCGTTCTGAAGTATGCTCAAATCTGTGCGCCCACCTGCGCTGGTCTTGCGTTGTCTAGAGGCTGGGTCAGGGTAAATGATAACACGTTTGTCAGGGTATCGCGCTTTCAATTCCTGCGCCATCTCATCGGTGTTGCTGCCCCACATAACCACCTCATCAATAGCAAGCAGCGTGTCATGGTGTCGGACACATACAACCGCACTCATTGGGTCAAGGTTAAAGTCCATCCCAACGTGAAGCGTGTGGTGGTCTGCCTCTATCTTGCCAACCGATTCTTCTCGATTAAAGCCGTAGTAGATAATGCCGCTGTAGTTGACGAACTGGGCGTTGTATTCTTGATTAAAAGTGCGCTCGTCTAGGTCTTGCTGGGCTTGCTCTATCTCTGTCTGCGGTACGTTACCGCCTTGGATAGTGGTGTACTGAAAGCTCTGCCAATCATCTGCACCATCTAAGCCCTTGGCGTACAGGTCATAGAAATGGTTGCGGCCTTTAGGCGTACCGATAAACAAAGCGGAACCAAGCCGGTCAGATAGCGATGGCCTGATAACTTCATACCAAGCCTCTGGGCGCATATCAGCAAACTCATCAAGCACAACAAAGTCTAACGCTCGGCCTCGCAGGTTGTTAGGCTTCTCTGCTCCCTTCAGGCTGATAGTGCTGCCGTTAATCAAGCGCATCGTCAGGCTGCTTTCGTTTGTCTTGGTTAGGTACTCAGGGGGAATGGTCTGTATAAGCATATCCCAAGCAATCTCTTTAGCAGAGCCATAGGTGGGGGCTACATACCAGCAGTTCTTATTCTTGCCGCTGATGGCTGCTCGCAGTATCTCGCCAGTGCTAAGGAATGTCTTGCCGAATCGCCGCCCAGCAACAACGCTACGGAAACGGCTAGAGCTACAAAAGATTTCACTCTGCGGCAGGGTCAGTTGCATCAACAACAACCTCTAGGTCTGTTTCTACCCATACCTTTGCGCCACAAGATAAAGGCTTGTCAGGCGAATAAACAACACGCGCAACAACTTCGCCATCTTTAACAATGCTGGCTTCGTTCACCTTCCTGTTTTGCTTGTAGTCTTTGACTGTAATTACAGGCAGGTCTGCACCTTTTATGTTCGCTCTTATGTTGTGCTGATTAACGTGAATCTTGGTTTTCATCTTTGCTTTGCACCACTATGTTGATTGGGGGAATCTCTTGCGTTTCTGCTTCAACTTCTCTCCAGCCACCCTGAGTCTTCAGGTAAAAGATGTTTGCCGTTACATTGCCATCCTGAGCCAACTGGACAAGGTTGCTGCCCATGTTTGCAATCTGTTTGCATCTGCCCTTTTTATAAGCGGTAGAAACTTCAGGCTGTCGCTTCTCTACTTCTCTGAGCGTCTTCTCACTTATATCAAAGTAGTCGGCAATCTGACCTTTAGTTAAGACAGCAGCCAACGCCTGAATCTCAATCACTTGGTCAGGGGTAAAGACTACAGGGGGTCTGCCACCGCCCTCGCCTTGGTTTCCGTTTTTCATCTAGGGGGTTAGACCTCTGTGCCAAAGGCAGCGCGTATATTCATAAGGGGGTTTTGAAGCATAACATCATGCTCATCAGGCGGTAAACCATTAACCTTGCAATCTACAGCATCACACCAGTAGCGCAGGGCGACTATTACAGGCTTGACTGCTGAAGGGTTGTCGATAAGGCTCTGGGTTATGCCATCGACCTTTGACAGCAAATCATGCCACCCATTTTCTTCGCATTCAATAATACGGCTTACAATGTTCAACTGGTGCATATTAACCTCCGCAGGCTAACAGTTTGGTTGTGCCGTTATTGTAAACGCTGGTTACTTTTTGTGCAATCTAAGGTCTTGGATAGCCACTAGAATAAGGGCTGAGAGGATAAAGCCTATCATGTATAGCATCACGCGAGTCTCTGGTTGGTGGATTCGCGGGCATTGTAAAGGCTATCAGATATGATTAGAAATGATGGTTATGTATGGTGGATATATCAATAAAGGTATGGCACCGCGTTGTGACTACAGGTGCGGTAGACCTGCTTCAAGGGGTAGGAGGGGGAACCCTAGTCGATAATGATTATAAGCATAGCCACAAGAATGGCAACCCCATTGCTGACAGGCTTACTCGCCTGAACTTTAAGCCAGTCTTTTATCCTCTGCACTCGCTGACCTTTTAGTAGTCTGTCCACGCTGGCATTGACCTCTTTAATGGCTTCTTTAATATCTTCATTCATAACATATAGTCCACAATAATTGCTATTACCGCTACAACAGCAGCGCCCAAAGTTATCCAGTCATCAATTCCTTTAATCATGTGTCACCGCGCACTCTTCAATATAGTCGCCGGCATAGACTTCGTTAGTAAATCTGTAAACATAATCTAGAGCCGCTTGCTCTGAGAGAAAGGCTTTCTCTATATGTGCAAACTTATCTTTTTTATGGGTGTCATAAACGAGCCAAACTTTCTGCGGCAATTCAATGAATTTAGTTCTAGAGTTAATCATCGCTAACCACCGTTATATATTCATTAACATCAAAGTGATAGCCGCACCCAACCATGAACCGCTGAAACTCACTGAGCAGTTCATCTCTGGTTAAGTCTCTATTAAACAGCGTAACCTCAAGCTGTGCATCAGGTGTAATACTGCGCGACTCATAGGGGTACTGCGTAAACGCAAAAGCAGGCTTTCCAACACTCATTCTACGGCAATAAGGCCGATGGTCTTGCCTTCCCCTAGCTCATAGCCAGCGTCTGTTAGAAAGTCAGCGAAGGTGCTTAAAGCCTCTTCAAGACTTACACGGTCTTTGTTAATAGTGACAGTGATATTAGTCTCACTATCTACAAATTCTAGTTTTGTCATTATTTGAGTTCCTTAAACTGAGTTCTGCGCGCTTTGCGCTTTTTCCATTCAACGGTTTCTTGCTGCTTCTGCTTAACTACTGCATATAGCAGGCCAATTATTACGGCAGTTAATCCCGCCATGATTAAATACTCCATTAGCATATCCCCTGTAGACAATCGTTGTAGCTCATAGTTGAAGCGATGCAGTACAGCACAAACAATGCTGCCCCACACGCCATGAATTGACGGCTCTGAGCGCGGCTTTGTTTTGCCTTGCGCTCCCTTGCATACTGGTAATCATAGTTAATCATTGGCCTGCCTCATATCCCGCAAAGGGTTCTGCTTCCATATGTTCCTCAGAATAATACTCTAGCACCGCATTTCGCAAATCTGTTTCTAGTGATAGATAGAGAGCATCTTTAAGCATCAGGCTAGCTTTGTCATTGCCTTGTCGGTAAAGCACGTCTAAATATTCCATTTGTGAAACTGTGCCAGTTATCGCAACAGGTAAGTAGTCATCTAACCAGCTTGGGTAAGCTCGTAACCATTCATAGGAAAGCACGTCTTTCTTGCCATCACATAGGTCGATGATGTCACCTTCCCATTTAGCGTCTGCGCGTACAAAGTCATCTATTAACCATTTGATTTCTTGTTTCATTTGATTCCCCTCCAAGGGATGCCCCCGAAGGGGCAGTTAAATTATGCTAGCTCGGCAACAGTACAGTTGTAGGTGCTTCCAATTTTAAACATCACTTCGTTCAATTCGGCTGGGCTGTCTGCGTACATACCGACTAGAAGTTTTAAGCCTTGGTAGTTTACTGAGCCATCTTTTTCTATCATAGAATTAGCGCGTTTTGTAGCAAAAGTAAGCAGTGAATTGTTCATGTTTGTAACCCTGTTGTTTTTTGAATGTGTGTGCATAGTGCCTGACGTTTACGAAAGTGTCAACACTTTATTTCACCAATGCGCCATTCTTCTACTTTAATCTGTTCTTTAAGGTCGCGGGCAAAGGCTATAACTTCTTCTCGTTCGTACCTCTTAGCTGGCCTCCATGCCATCCTTTCCATCGCTTTCACGCGCCTTTCGCCGTAGGTGTCAACCATGTACTGTCTGTAACGCAGGACGTAGTGCGCCTGTTTCATACCCCAGCAGTTGCAATGGGGGCATTGCGGTTTTATGTTAAATTCTGCTAGCTTGAATATGGTTCTGTGGCGCGGTATAAAGTGACCGCCTTGGAGGTTCTTATAGTGGTCTACCTTGTCGCAGGTAACGCACTGGGCGTAGCCGTTGTCATCTGCTGCCTTTAACCTTACCAGCCGCTGCAAGAGCTTTGCTGCTTTCTCCATCTCCTGCGCGACCGTTGATTTCTTCCTAGCTTTCTTCGCCATATTCCAGTTCCAGTAACAGCTCACAATAGTGGATGGCTTTCCTTATGTCTTCAGCTCCGTTTTTACTGCCATGTCTAGTAATGTATTTAACCACGTTACCCTCGCAGTAGTCCAAGCTGTTCTTATAGATGTACTCTATGGGCTGAATGGCAAGCCGGTAATGACTGCCGCCAGTCTGTTTACTTAGTGCGCTCATTGCAGTGTTTCCTCAACGTTTATTTCAATTTCTTCAGGATGTTGCAGGTCACACCGTGTGCATAGACCATAAGCGTCCCCATCAGTCCCAAGCCAATAAGTGAGAGGAAGAGCGCAGTCCTCACAATATAAGCGAGCAAGAGTAATGGTGCGAGTAGGAAACTTCGTAACATTGCTCATCCCTCCACCTTAATTTTAACGCGGGAATCTTCACCGCTGTCTTTATGATAAACCACTGCGGTCATAGAACGCTCTGCACCATAGCCTGAATCGCTATGCCATTGGTCGGTGGCCGTTAGGCTACCCCAGTGTTCAAAGTGCATAGAACCCACCTCTCTTGCTACATGGTGGTGGATGTGTCCCAGATGGCAGTATCGGTTCTTTGACTCTGCCCATTCGTCGTCTAGGTTCTTAATCACCGTCTGTAGAATCTGCTCGTGCTTGATGCGGTCGCCATGGTGGAACACAAATAAATTGTTGTGCCACTGGTAGGATATAAACTTGCTGTAGTTCTGCACAATCTCAACCCTCGGCTCTTTGCTGTAGAGTAGCTCCAAGCAGCTTGACAGGTGACAGGCCATGTCGTAATCGTGATTTCCGCGTACATTAACCACAACAACTTTCTCATGTGTCTGTAGCATCTTGTCTATCAGGATGTTAAATAGCCTGCCTGCCAGCTTAAAGGTCTTGCCAATGCGCGTGTCTACATCTACCGGCGTTCCCTTAGTGGTGGTGTTAAAGCTGCTGTCAGCGTGAAAGAAATCACCCACGTTAAGCAATACACCTGTCTTGGCATTACCCACGCGGTTGGCTAGTCGGTCGGTGGCATCAATCAGAATCTCAGTGGCAATTTTTATGTCCCAGTCGTCATCATCAACTTTAGATTCGCTGTCAGCCAGCATCCCAAAGTGGTGGTCGCCAATCATATACATAGCAAGGTAATCATCAGAGACTTCTACTGGTGCAGGCGCTGGGGCTTTAAACCCATTAAGGTCTTCTTTAACGCCTTCAATCATCAGGTCTAGGCGCTGCTTCATGCTTTGCTTTTGCGGCTCCTGAATCACCCACTGCAAGGCAACTGAGCCATCTTCTTTATATGCTGTGGATACTCGCTTGGCATCAAAGCCTTCTGCGGTCTGGTGTACTAAGCTGCGGTGTGGTGCGACTCCCTTAGCTGCGGCATAACCCTCAATGCGCTTCATAGTCTTATCAATACCGCGCCTGTTCATTCCCAGCGCATCGGCTGCTTTAGTGTTTGAGCCATGCTGGATAACCGCCTCTAAAACTCTGGTCTGTGATTCGCTTCTTGCAAACTCCAATAACGTGCGGGGGTCTATTCTGTCCATTATTTCACCTGTTGTTGTTTTAGTTTTCTATACTCGCTTTGCTGGTCAATAGGCAAGCTGAAGCCTAAATCAAAAGCCCACTCGTAAACCTGATTGAGAAAGTGATGCATCTCACCAGAGTCCAACTTGCTGGTCTGCCTCAACTGGTCTTTGATGATTGTCTTTCCAACCTTGATTTCTTCAGTTCCAAGGAATAGCTGCTTCAGTAATAGCTTAACATTTTCTTCAGTGTAGGAGGCATCACGCTTATTAACTGCCGTACTTAGGTATCTGCACCAAGCATGGAACATGGCGCTCTGTGACAATGTGCGGGGGTTGCTGTATGGCTTTAGGGTAATAGCGCAGGGCTTTTTGTAGTCCCATTCTTTTAAACGGTCAGCAATATACCTGAGCCGAACGTCTATCTCCTCGGCTCGGTATACTTTCACGCTGTCAGCATCGCTCAAACCAATGCCCTCGATAACCACTTCTGGCTGGTTATAGCTTCCTGCGATTCAAGGCGTGATTCGAAAGGCTTGTCAGCATCGTTGTTATAGGCTGCCTTAGCCACTCTTAAATCGTAGTCAGTAATAACCTTGCACTGCTTTGCCCTGAGCCTGCTGTGTAGCGTCTTGGCGTTAATGCCTGCGACCTCAGCCAGATGGGGTAAGCTGTATTTCTCCCCAGACTTTAGCTTTGTATTCCTTCCAGCGTAGGAATATTTAATTGCAATCTTTCTTGAGTTTGGATGTTGTACTCTAAGCATATTTCACCTCATTGCCGCCGTCATAATAGAAGCCGCGAGTAGTTAGGTAATATTGTTTCTGAGCTTCTTTCTCGTGTGGCTCTACCCATGTAATGTCCGTCAGTGAACACTCTAAGGTTCTGCCCCTTATTGAATCACCAACCTTAGCTAATGAACTGCGGGTGTCTTGTTTACCTGCTGCTTGCTGCTGCGGAACAAAGGGAGACATACCGCCAGTCTTTTTTGCTCTGGATAACCAGCTGTTAATAAACTTGGGCATACCGACTTTGGTTTTACGTTTAGCGGGGTTAGTAAGTAGCCACATCTTCATGGCTGTTAGCTCGTTGCGGACCATGTCTTCGCCATAGGCATTAATCAAGTCTTGGTGCAGGTCATCAGAGATTAGGTATTCTTCGCCAGTTTTTAAGAGCATGGCAGACTCCAGCGGGCAATGGTGCATTCTTCGTCGAATCTATTTTTAACAGTGACGTTTTCTTTTATCAGGTGGTGACCATCACGCTTTAGGTTATACACTACAGCGGATATTCTAGTAATGCCTAGCTCATGGAAAGCGTCTAGGCTGGTTATTGTGTTACCACTTCTAAGGTAATCGAGTACACGTTGCTTCTGATTCATTGTTCTTTCTCCGTTGATTCCAGCTGAAGCTGAAATAGTTATTTTTGAAAGGTTTGTTTCTATATGTTTACAAAGTGCCATTAAGTGTACATATATATTTATTAAAGATACCTTAAACCCTTTTACTTGTAGAAAGTAAAATTTAAGAAAAAAGGGCAAAAGCAACTTTTCGGTAAAAACAGTTATCGTATCGAATATCTAATCTATCCTTCAGTGAATACCGATTCACTTTAGGGGCTATGTTGAGAGGGTCAACTCAGTCTCTGGGGTTTAATTTAAGATTTTCCCCAGCCTCTAGCCCGATAACTTCTTTGATTATAATTTGCATTAACCTGTTTGTAAACACAAAACAGGGACTATCTTCCAAGCCGAAAGAAATCCACCGCATCTACATTAAGTGCAGCGCAAAGTTCCTGCATGGTGTGAAGCTTCATATTAGGTTGGGTTCTCCACCGTATAACCTGCTGTGGGCTTGTCTTAGCGATTCTGGATAGCTCTGCGTTAGATATACCCGCATTTTGCTGGGCGGCTCTAACAGCCTTTCCTGCGTCTATAAGTTGCATATTATTATCTCACCTGTGATATATTGTTATTGACCGACTAGCGTTGGTCTTTCTCCTGTTGGTTGCCCCCCGCGAGGGGGGCATTTAACTCTTAAAACGGTATGTCTTCATCAAACTCGGCTGTAGGTGCCGGAGCTGCTTTGGGTTGTGGTACTGACTGCTCATCTTTAGCCGTATATGAAAGGCTCATGTATTTAGTGCCTTTAGAGCTGGTGTTAATCCAGCCAGATACCCAGTAATCAACTCCGCCAATCATGGCGCTACCTTTTCGGTCTGGGTGCTTTTCGCTTTCTTTCTTATCATTAACAAATAAGGCGCCACTATTATCTTTTTGCTCGTATGTACTCATGTTCTTTTCTCCACTTCAGTTTTTATGGTTTTGACAGCCGCTTTAACTTCTTCGGCTAGTTTGGTTATGTATTCATTGTCACGTTCTACTCTGACTTGAACGTGAGCAGTTTCAGGGTGATAGGCAAAGGCATACCAATAGCTTGCACCAGTTACCCACATAGAGCCTTGAATCTGTTGCCAGTACGCTTTAACTAACTCTTGTGGGTCACGCATATACTTGACCATCGTTTGACCAAGTGGGCATTTGATTTCAACACCGCCATTGTCATCTAAGAGTCCGTCAGGTGAACATCCGTATGTGAGTGCATCATCCTGTACAAATCCGACTTGCCTAACAGAAACATTATTTATAAATTCAAAATTCTCTCTTGCTTCAGGTTCTAACTCTGTGCCGCGCTCCATAGCGGCTGATGTGTAAGTCTCTGGTATTTTTCCAGATAGTTTTTCGAAAATAAGCTGATTGATATAAGCCTCAGCCTGTGCGCTAGGTTTTCCTGTCCTTGTTATCAGTTTACCAAAACCACTTGCAGATGGTTTACCAAGGCGCGATTCGAACCACGCCTCAGTTCCTTGTTCTTCGCTTGAAATAATCATTTAAACTTAGCTCGTAAAGCTGCTACAGCTCTATCATAATTTACAGATAACAAAGTCTCAGGGCTTGAGCATTTAAACGCTTTGCAGAACTTAGGCGTGTCACTTCGCGTTGATGCAAGTAACTCTACAATATTCACTAGCTGTTCAGGGCTGATAACTCTCTTATCATCTCCCCGAAGCATGGCTGCCTCTGCATCATCATCTACCTGCGGAATACCTGCCATAGCCGCTAGACCGTAACGTCTTGCGT